TTATGGACGATATCCAGATCACCCGCTCCGAGCTCGGGTTTCTTTGCGATTTCATCAAGCTCACGGCAGAGCTTCTCGCAAATATCTTCAAGTGCTCTTGTGCTCATGATTTACTCCTTTCATGCGACACGCTCAACAATAAGGTTGACGTTCGCAAAATTGATAGCCTGCCCGCTGGTGTTCTTGACCGCCACGGTGAGGCAGCAGCCACGCGGGACATCGATGTTTGCGGCAACGTAGATGTTGCCGTACTGGTCCACAGCGGCTGGGGTGACAATGCCTGTGGCGCTGTTCAGAGGCTCACCGTTGACGGCTATCGCCGCCGAGATCGCGCCGACGGTGCTGCCGGTCGGCAGGGCGATATTAGCGCCGAACGAAACCTTGAACCGTGCGCGGCACTGGTTCGTCAGACCGCGGAGCGTGATAATGCCCGCTCCCTCGCGATGGACAATGCAGGGGTTACCGGATACCGTCTCCTCGGTAAACGGGACATTCTGCCCCGCTGCGACGGTCGCAGTGTTTGCATTTGTGTATTCAGCCATTTCTATTCATCCTTTCAAAAAGCACGGCGAGGCATTAAGCCCCGCCGTTTGTGTTGATATCAGCTCTTGGGGCTGAACATGTCGATTATTCCGACAAGTTGACCGGTGTGCAATTGTCAGGCGGCACCGCAGCCACAACCGCAGCCCGTGTACTGCTGATTGCAGCAGTAGGGATTCTGCACGATATACGCGGGGGAAGCGGGCGGGCGCAGCGTGTTCACAAGGTAATTGTTCTGTGCCGCCTGAGATGCTGCGAGCCTCAGGCTCGCATTCTCGGCTTCCAGATCCCTCATCCTGCTATTCTGGAGATAGTCCAGAACGGCTCTGCTATTGGCGTTCTGATTGTCGATGATATCGCGGGTGGCGTTCTGCACGGTGTTGCGCGTATCACATGCCTGAGTGGCCATGTCATAGCGGACCTGTGCTATCGCCTCGCGGTTCTGGCAGCAGCAATCGGAGAGCGACTGCTGCAGTGCGAAGAACTGCTGCATAAACGCCATCTGAGAGTTGCATCTCGCTATCTCTGCCGCCGAGAATCCGCTCGTGACCGCCTGGGTGACCCCGGCAAAGCCGTTGAGCATCCCGGTGTTCATCGCGTAGAAGCCATCACAGATGCCGTTGTTTACAACATCGAGCTTGCGCTCGATGTTCGCAAAGTCGGACGTGAGGACGTAGCCGTCCATCACACCGCCATTGTTGCCGCCCCAGCCGTTACCGCCCCAGCCGAACGCAGCGAGGAAAAACAGGATGACGATCCAGAACAGACCGCCGCCCCAGCCGAAGCCGTCGCCGTTCGAGTTGGCAGGAGTCACCGGCATGGTAAAGGGAACGTTATCGGAAAGACTCATTTTGTGTTTTCTCCTTTCGGAATTTTTTAATTTATCTTAATCGTGGCCACGATATAGATTACTTGAGGAACTGCATGAACTGCTGCGCGAGGCCCTGCACCTGATTGAGCTGCTGCTGGGATATTCTCCCGCTCTGCAAGAGTTTCTCCACTTCCTGCCTTGGGTCACCCTGAAAGGTAGCTCTGAACTGCTGGAACTTCTGCATCATGTTCTGGAACTGTCCGGCCATGCCGGGCATCCGCGGTGCAGCCTGCTGTGCGCCGCCGAGTGCCTGAAAAATTGAATTACTCATTTACCGTAGCCTCCTCACTCTGCGTCTTGCGCTGTTTCTTGGCCGTCAGCGCCGCCACCTGCGCCGCCAACGCATCAAACTCCGCCCGGGGTACATATTCAACGCTCTGCGGCTGCGACGCCGCTACGGGCGCCTGTGACGGCTGTGTGCGCTCCGTGTAATCGAAGATGCGCAGCGGCAGCGGCATCCCGCTCTGATCTGCGCTCTTAATGCAGAAAGTCGGATTCTCGCTGTCGAACAGCAAAACGCTATTTCCGGCAGCAACCAGGAATGCCTTCATCCCTGCCTCGCCCTGTACCCAGTTCACGCCGCCCTGCTGTGTGGCTGCTGGCGTGGGCGCCGGCTGTTGGGGCTGCGGAGCGTACTGCTGGGCGCGCATCTGCGCAAGGTTGTCCATCATCGGTGGATTATAAGCTGGGTAAAACTGCTGAGGCTGATATGCTGGGTACTGTGGAGAATAGTTCATGTTTTCTGCTCCTTCCATACATACAACGGGATCTCGTCGCCTGAATCCCATGCGTCAAAATAGTTGCCATCCTGCACCGCAACAACGTGCCCGCTCAGTGCGAGAATATATGTGCCGTGCGGATGCTCCTCCGTAAAGAGCTTCACCGTATAGCACTCCGGGCACTTATCAGGCAGCGCCGTGCGCGTGTAGCCTTTTCTGTGGAGATATGCGCCCCACACAGCGTTTGCGCTCGGCATATCCGACAGCTCGAAGCCCGTCACGGCCAGCTCAACAAAGGTCTTGTCCCAGCTTTCCCCCGTGGCTTTGCACAACGCCCTGATCACGCAATCACCAACCGAGTGTCCCGCTGGGTTAGGGTTAAAATGTACATACATGCGCATCACCTTTTTCTGCTTAAATTCTAAGATAAAAAAGGGCAGGTAACATGTCCGTTACCTGCCGGGAATCTGTCAGTAATCTGTCTCGGGATATATGAAAGAGCGGCGCATGGTGCGTCGCTCTAAACTGATTCCGCTATCTTGTTTTTAATGCTCCGGATGCGCCGGTTTATTGTCTCCACGCTGCAGTTCTGCCTGCTGGCTATTTCCAGCAGTGAAAAACCGTCAGCCCTCATATTTAGGATCGTTTTCTCCTCAAGTGTGAAGCCGCACTCGGCTATGAATTTTTCACGGAGCGCCGTCGGAAATTGCAGTTTTGCTTTCTTGCCGGGAGTCATCAGATCGGATAACGCGTCTATCGGTATCACCGCCAGTCAGAGCAGAGTAGAGCAGCTCTGTAAGATTTTCTGATTTTTCATCAATGCCGTTGATCCGGCAAAATTCTTTGACGGTTGCAGTCACGTCAATACCTCTCTATCGGTCTATCGGTTTACAAGGATTTTTCTGTTTGCGCCGGGTGCAGCTTACATCAATACCCCGCGTAGGCACGCAGGCCTTCGACTGCACGCGGCGCGTGTTGCTTATTCGTTCTGAGTTTCGTCAGACTCGATTATTTCAACAGGCGGCTCATGATCTGAATCTATTTTATTCTTATAATTTCTGAGCCACTTCTTAAGCCATTCCGGGATAGGTGCGCCGAGCTTACCGGCGTTTTCAATGATGCTGCCGAGCTCCGTTATTATGTACCAGAGCAGCACGACCGGCGTGATGAGCGTCCCGAACGTTATGCCGATATCTATGCCGGCTCCGTTAATAATTACACTAATTGCTATATCACAAAGCGCCGCCACAAGCACGGCGACGATCTCGCCCAGCTTGTGCCACAGTCCCGCTCTTGCTACGGCGGACGACCAGTCCCCGGCGCTCTTCGCGGCCCAGGTTCCCGTAGCATAGTCGAGGACTATACAGGCGATCCAGATGATTACCGCCCAGCCGACCCAGCCCCACAATGCTGTGAGGAAGGCGATAGCTGCGACGATCCATGCCTTGAACTGCAAGGCTTTGTCAGGTGCATTCATTTTTGTTTCTCCTTTGTTTTGACTAAAGTTAAGATTCTTCGCGCGTATAGTTACTTTTCCCTGCCGGTTCATATCAGTATCTCAGTATCTTGGTCATTTCCGCTCACCTCCTATCAAACTCTTGTACGTGTCTTTCCCACAGATGCCGTCAGCTTCAAGGCCGTGCTCCGCCTGATAGGCCATGAGCATGTTGCGCGTCCTGATTCCGAACTCGCCATCGATCCACTTTGGATCATAACCGAGATATTTCAATGCCGCCTGAAGCATGGCGACGACTACGCCCGTCTGTCCGTCCTCCAGCATGGGCAGCTCGACGGTGACATAGCGTGTCGGCTTCTTTGTGGCCGGCACCGTGTCCGGTTCTGCCCCGGTGTACCGCAGCACGCAGTCCCAAGGGTAGTTATAGTACCCGCGCGTGTATATCTCGCGCCCGGTCTGGTCGCCGGTCTGGCCTCCGGTCGTGCCGCCGTACTCGTTGATGCTCGCCTGTACGAGCTGCCCGCCGCCTATATACAGGGCGGTGTGATGGACATGGTTTAACAGCACGTCCCCGCGCTCAAGCCCCGCGCCGGTCGTGAGATCGACGCTGCCGGTCACATCCTCGAAGCCATGCCTCAGCATGTCCCCGCGCATGTTGCCGGTGTAAGTGCAGCTGAGCGGGACCCCTGCTTTCCTGAAAGCGGAGATCACCAGACTGCTGCAATCGTAGTCAGGTCCCCAGCGGCCGGCCTGATCGTAGCCGTGGCTGTCGTCCGCCGCAATGTTCTGCGCGTATGCCGCGGCATTGTCTATAACTCCCATAGTCTTTACTCCACAGGAACGCAGCGGTTCTCGAACTTCTTGTACGCGTCGAAGTAAATCTCATTCCTCACTGCGTTGTATGTTACCTCATAGTACATACCGTCAAAGAGGGTAGTAGAGAGGAGCGCCTTGATGTTCCCGAGAATAAACGCGTTCCACACTACGAATACCTCGAAGTCTGGAATCTTATCTGTTTTGTCGCAGTGCTTGGCCGCATAGTCGGCAACATACGCTTTCGCTTTTTCAATGAATTTTTCGTTTGACATTGTTTTCCTCCTTATGTCACTGTCGTAAATCTTGAGAGCAGCCACCCTGTCGGGTCTACGCTCTCGCGTGCGTCTTCCGTCAGCAAGCCGCTGTCGGTTTTCTCATCGTCCATTACTCAGTTACCTCCTCTCCCCGTATACTCCACGCCGTACCGGTCGAATAGAGCCTTGACCCGAGCGTCCTTAAGTATCTTCTTCTGCTGCCCCTGATTCAACGCGTCATAAACCGTTTGCAGTGCGGTCTTGGTGTCGGCGGCTACTTCCTCCGCAGCTATCGTCCATTTGCCTTTACTCATTGACCGTCACCCCCAGCACGTTCAAGGCGTTTTGCATGTCCTGCTTTTCCTCATCAGTTCCACCCTGCTTTATCTCCGCGATTTTGGCAAGGATCGCGTTCTTCCGTTCTTCTATCGTCATTCAGCATTCACCCCCAGCGCTGCTTCTATCTCGGATAACGCGTTTTCGTACTGCGTGTTCTGTGCCGTTACGTAAGCTGCCTGCGCCGCGTATGCTTCGCCCAGGTCCTTCCACGGGATGAGAAGCTTGCAATCAGCTCGAGTAAATTCGCCGTTTTCAGCTACCCATCTGTACCCGACAGGCTTGCAGCGGTAGCTTTCTATGAACTCGGGGCATTTGCCGTCGAAAAAAGGCTCTTCATATTCAAGCAGGCCGCCGGTATCGGCGGTGTAACACTTAAATCCGTCATTTGTGTCGATGTAGATTTTCATGTTATGTCCCCCTATTCAAACCAAATCTTGTCTGTGACGATCGTTTGCAGGTCCATGTACCCATAGACTCGGATGCCGAAAACAGCAGACGTTACTCCAGTAAGGGGCATCTTGAATACGCCCGTTTCGCCAGTGGTAACTGGAATTTCAAGCCTTGCAATCGTATTATTCTCGGTAAAATCATACTGATCTGCTGCATAAAGCCACGCTTTGTTGCCTGTTTGCTTGCCAGTATTCGTTATGATGTTTGCGCAGAAATACTCGAACTCACCTTTGGTCACTTTCTTCTTGGTATAAAAGTTACCGCCATATGACCAATTGTCACTGCCCTCACCGAAATATGTCCTGTTACCAGTTATGGTCACAGCGCTGTCCCCCACTGTGACATAAGAGGCATAAGAAGTGTTATTCGTAGCGAAGCCGCCTGTTAAGGACGTGTTCTGATCGGAACCCGCTTCCCAAAGTATCGTCTCGAAAATCAGTGTCACAACCTCGACCTGTCCCTCGGCGGAGATCGATACCGCTTTGCTCTTGCTCTTGCTGCCGCTGACCGCCGTTACCGTCCACGTTCCGGCGGAGGGGATAATAAACATCGCCTTACCGCTCGTGTCCTTGGTCGTCAGCGTTTTGCTACCGTTAGAACATGTGCAAATTGAACCGGCTGGATACGTGACGCCTATGACGGCAAAGGCCTTGTTACTGCTGCCGCCCCTGCGCGTTATAAAAGCTTCACCCATTACTTTCTCACCACCTTAATTTGAATGACGATATCAACAGTTGGCTTTTCTGCCGCATAGACCGTGAGTTTATTTTCCGCCGTGACCATTCGATAAATGTTCGCAAATGCTTCAATTTCGGTTTCTGCGGTCTCAAAGGTGCTTGATGCGATCATGTCAACAAAAGGATTATCATCAGCGGTCAGGCCGGTTACAGTGACATCGTTTGTGTATGGTGTCGCGTCGCCCGTCCATCCCGCGGCGGTTATCGTTGCGGTAAAAGTCTGTGACACTGCGCCGTCTGCAATCTTAGGTGCCGTCACAGAGCCGTTTGCAAGGCTATCAGCACCAATGCTCCCCGCGGTTATGCCACCGGTTGCATTGGTGATACCGCGTCCGTTGCCGCCATTGACTATGATCGTTGCAATGGGGATGGTCACTGCTGCCGTCGGCTTTTCTTTAGCCCATATCTCAAGATAACCGTCAAAGGAGAATGACAGCGGTGCAAAATTTCCGCTCACTGCGTCGCTCTGGTTGAATGCCACTATCGGGAAATCGTCTCCCGTCGCGCCGCTGACCGTGATCTGTGCTTTATAGCTGTATCCCGCGAGGGATGAGGTATCCTGCGTCCACGCCGATACGGCTATCACCTGATTCTCGACATATTGCGCGGAGATATCCGCTGCGCGGATTTGGCCGTAGTTTACCCATTCATTACGTAGGCCGTCGAATATGTACAGGTTATAGGGTGTAATCGCGCCCACGCTGTAAGCGTCGCCGACGTTCTGCGGTGCAGATGCTTGCAGCGCGGCGACTGTGTCAAAATGACCTAATATTTTGAGATTGCTGCCGAACGGCACAGCGCCGATGTTCTCGCGTGCCTGAGCTTTCTGTGATTCAGACAGACCCTGTTCAGCGTTGAATCTGACAGCGCCTGTTAAGGTGTCGTCTATTTCCTGATGCAGCTGAGAGAGGGGAAAGTACGATACTGTGTTTGTTGCCATCTTTTCACCGCCTAATAGTAGATTATGAGACATCCTTTATACCCGGCGGTTCCAGCGCTGCCTTTGCCGCCTTTACCGGGAATATTGGATTCTTCATGTGACCATGTGGAAATAAGAACAGTATAAACATCGTTCCACCAGTAATGGTTTGAAGCTCCGCCGCCGCCACCGCCGCCGGAGCCCCCGTTGCCGCCGGAGCCGTAAAGCTCAACAGTCGGCTGCGCTTTGGTAGCGTCTGCGCCGTCGCCGCCTGTAGGCCATTCATAGTCCTCGTTTCCGCCTGTGAGGTCTGTTGCATCGTGGCCATTTGCCCCGGCTGCAGCGCCACCGCCGCCGTTTCCGCCAAAACGCCATGTCATGTTTTCGTGGTATGCGGTCGAATAGCTTCTTGCTCTGACGGCCTGCATTTTTCCGCCCTTACCGCCCTTGTATGTAGTGCCGTCATATTCAAGGTCACTGCCATTGGTGGCTTTTTGCGGCGAAGCACCCACAGCCGGGTTACAGCCGCCTTTACCGCCGTCTGCGCCATCAACGCCGTCGTTGCCGGGCAGTGCGTAGACCGCCCCGGAAAATACTTCAACGAAACCAGACCTTGAAGCGTTGCCATTTGCCGATGAATACATATCATCGGCGGCATAGAGTACGGTGTTCCCGTCGATGTTTTTATACCGAATGAACGCGAGATTTTTACAGTCGATAGTTGCAGAGTACACCTTACCGCCTGCGCCGCCTTTGCCGCCTTTGCCTCCAGCGCCACCGGGGCCGCCCTCGCTGTCATTACCGTAGCCGCCTGTCTCACCATCTTCACCGGTCGCGCCGTCTGAGCCGCGGCCAATCAGAACGCAGCGGATCTGCGGGACGTCTTTCTCGTAGACGCTGTCCGGGATGTCCCAGCGCTGTTCTGTATCCGTCAGTTCGAGGATAGCCCGCTTGTTGAAAGCTGTGCCCTCAGCTACCGGCATGTAGTCCTGAATCCATTCACATTCAGCCCTCAAAAAGCTTGAAACCATGGTGGACTTCTTAGCGAGAAAAGCGTTCGTCGGCTCGTGGAAAGCATTCTCGAAGCTGTATCTCTTGCCGGTCGTTTCGCCGTCGACGATTATCGAATTCTGAACAGTCGTCGCGTGGAAGTAGTAGGCCGACAGTCTCGCAAGCACGCTCTCAGAATTAGCCACCGTCACCAGTGTCGCTTCCTCGACGGTGACGATCTTCTCGGTCAGGGCATCTTTATTGTCAGCGGTCAGCCGCTTTACTGTGTGTACATAGGGCTTGCCCTTTAGGATTCCCGTGCCAGATATCACAGCAAAGTTGGTTCCGGATGAACTGATCGTGAGGTCGCCGCCCTCCTCTACCATCAACGACGGTGCATATATGGGCTTGTCAAATGTCACGAGCACGTTCTCTACAGTCTCGGCCTGCGTGTCGTATAACACTTCATATTCCGTCGTTGAAAGATAGTGGTACCCGTGTTCCAGCACCTCGACCCTTGACGCAGGCTCGCCGTAGACAACGCTGCCGCCGTTGAACACGCGGCTGCTCGGTATCTTCTGTGAGTCTATGGCCTTGAGGAACGTGAACAGCATCCCGCCCGTGTCCGACCGTGTGATTGTCACTCCGTAGGCGACAAGCAGCTGATGCAGGTTTCTGCGGCGAGTGGAGTACGGCAGCCAGCCGAACACCTGAAGCTCCGCGACATCCGGCTCGATATCGTAGGTGTATTCGTTACCCATGATCTCCGCCGCCACCGCGTCGAAGCGCTGCCCGGTATAGATGCCACCCTTGCTGCGTTGCCGGTTCATCAGGCCGATAGCGGACATACAGTTGATCTTGAACAGGTTCTTCCCCTGCCGGTCGACTGTGTTGCAGTAGAACAATCCGTTGATCTTACCGTCAACGTAGAACCTGACCGGCGTCCCGTAGGGGATGTTTCGAATGTCGTAATTATATCGACTGCAGAGGACGTAGCCGTCCGCAGATACAAGCCCGTTGTAATTTTCCTGATCTGCTGGGGTGAGGATGTACTGGATCAGCAGGTTGTAGCTGACGACTGGAACGAACTGATCTATAAACAGCTCATCGCCGATCAGTGAGACTGCCGTCTCTTCGGTCACGTTTTTAATGCTGTCGTTATAAAAGGTCAGGATCGGCGCATCCTCATCGCCGATCACTACTTTGTTCGGGATAGCTCTCATAATGGGCTTCTCCCCTCAAACGTTATGGTGTTCGCGAACCAGTAGTCTTTCCCATCGGTGCCCGTCAGCCTGTGACCGGCCTGTACATCGCTGTATATCGTTTCGATGGTTTTATACGCCCGCTCGCGGAGGTCGAAGTAATACAGCTGCGCGTAGTCATTCTTGTAAAGGCTCGCGATGAACGCAGACAGCTTATCTTCGTCGACCGGCATGAAACCGAACGTCACTACCGGTCTAATCGCTATGACGTCCTCGGTGGTGCTCCCGTCGAGCATATCGCCGCTGGCGTCGCCCATGATCTTCTTGTAAGTCACAGAGTACCCGTAACGGGTAAAAATTAAGGAGCAGTCTATGTTGTTCACTTTGATTTCCTTGTTCATAGTCCGCTCCTTCTTAAGCCTTGATCAGCTGGTCTCCGTGGTAGACCGCCTCTTTGAGTATGTACTTGTAAGTCTTCTTGGCCACGGTCGCGCCGTCAAGCTCGGTCTTCAATTCGAGGTTGAGAGTAATTGGCTGCATGGCGGCAGCGTTTCCCGCTCCACCCTTGCGCCAATTATCCGCCTCGCGCGACGTGAGCACAGCCTCGCCGCGGTGAAGCACTGCGGGATATCCGTTATAGGGTACGTAATCCAGGCCGCCTGCGTGGCCTCTGCCGCGGCTTCCGCCAACGCCGACGTTGACTCTCAGATTTCCGAATAGAGAATCCCATATACCCGAAAACCACGATGTCAGACTTTCCCACGCGTTGCTGATGCCCTCCCGGATTTTGTCAACGACAGACTGTCCGATGTTAGCAAACTCTTCTACCTTGTCGCTGATGGGCGTTATCAGATTCTCTTCGACCCACTCGCCGGCCTGTTCGTATATTTCTGCGAACTTTGCCGCAAGCGTCGAAATGAATCCACTGACAAGCTCCTGCGCCGCTGTGACGACCTCGGAGACCTTAGCCGCGATTGCTGCATTAAGACTGTCTATCCACGCGCCGCCGACTTCGAGGAACGAGCCGATCGCCGCGAACAGTGCGCCTATCACCGCGAGGACGATTTCTCCGGCGGCTTCTACTATCTCCGGGGTGTGCATGACGATTTCAGCCGCAAGGTTCACGATTATTTCTACAACGGCCACCGTCAGTGCCGGGAGGTTATTCAAGATTGCCCCGGCAACGGCAGTAATGATCTGAACCACTCCGTCTACAAAGGCACCTGTATTATCCGCCATCGACTCTGCAAGGCTCACTAAAAGCTCCAGCGCCGCCGCTAACAGCGTCGGGAGATTGCTTATCAGTGCCTCGGCAAGCGTGCCGATGATGGATACCGCCGCCTCCAGCAGCATCGGAGCATTTGCGCCGATGGTATCGATGATCTTCGGCACGACCAGATTTGCAAAATCAGCTATCCCCTGCACTACCTTGATAATTCGCGGCTCGATGTTCTGATAGACATTCCCCGCCGATGTGACAAGGTTGTCTATTTTGGTTTCGAGGTCTGCGTTTTCATCCGCAAAAGCTGTCAGTAGGTCTTTCCACGCCGACTTCATCGACGCGATAGAGCCTTGTATGGTGCCCGCCGCTTCGGCTGCTGCGTAGCCTGACAGTCCCTGCATTGCGATGTAATCCACCAGCGCCGCTTGACAGTCCGCGAGGTTGTCGATGGAATACTCGGTCATTCTGTCGTTCTCGGCGTTCCAGTCGTTGACTTTATCGATTAGGCTCTGGAATCCCTCTTTTGTTGGTGTGATACCAAGCTGCAGGTTGTCGAGCATCGTGTAGTTGCTTTTCATAATACCGTTGAAAGCATTCTGCACGGACTCCTGGGATGCGCCAGTCGCTGCCACAACGTCAGCCTCGGCGGTGATGATCTTGTCCGCAAGCTCCGCCGCAGCCTGAGCATTATCGCCGAGCGCCGTTTTAAGGCCGGTCGCAAAGCCGTTGACCTGAGTCAGGTACTCGTTCTGACTCATCTGCACCCTTTGATACGCACTCTCGGCGTTCGCCGCGACAGTATCGTATGCTGTGTCAAACATAAGCTCCGCGCCGCCGACGAGCTGCTCATACTCCGCGAACTGTGATATGCTCGCCTTGCCGAGTGCAGCCACTCCCGTGGCTACAGCCCCTATTGCAGCCGCGCCGATCTTCGCTGCAGCAGCAAGCCCGGTCTTGAGCTTTGAGCCGAATCCGTCTGCTTTGGTCTGTGCATCATCGAGGTCTCGCTCATATTCACTTGTGTCAAGGCTCAGCCTTGCGAACAGTTCAAAAACATTCATTCTTCAGTGCCGTTAATGTCTCGCTTCATACGTTCGATTATCTCTTCCGGCGATTCTTGAGCCGCCTGCGGTCTTATCAGGTCCGCATATCGGATGTTCAGTCCGCCGATAATCTTGAGCGCATCTGTGATGTATATCTGGTAAGCTTGTTTCTTCTGCTCCCTCCGGTCGATATCCGGCAGCAGCAAAAAGAACGATGCCGCGCTGACTTTCGGCGCGGAGAGGAGAGCATTTATTATTCTTTCTCTTCCGACTCCGCGCACGATCTGAAAAAAGTCATAAGCTCCTTATCGTTGGCAATGTCGCGGATCTGCGTCATCGTCTTGATGAAGTTCTGCTTCCCGATCGCTTCTGCGGTGGTGTCGTTGAGCACGGCAAGTATCCCAAATACGTCCTCGCGGTGCTCCTTGAGCAGTATCGGGACGACCTTGTTGAATTTTTCCACACCTGCAAGCAGCATATCTGCGCGGGTTTCGGCGTGGAGCTTTTCCTTGAGCGTGGCCAGCAGCTCGTTATCAACTGCAATGCTGCTTATATAAGGGGTCAGGGCGCACATTACATCGCACGCCCTGTCGGTTGAAAATTCAGAAAGCTTCATGTTCCGTCCCCCGTGTTGCTCGTGGTCTCAGCTGTCCCGCTCTGGACGTAAATGTCGACAGGGACGGTGTTCTGGTCGGTGAGGCTCGAGTGCGCCGTGAATTCAAATGAATATGTTGCTTTGCCTTTGTCCTTTGTCTGCACTACGAATCCGCCGGTCGACAGCGCGGCAATGAGCTTAATAGCTATATAACCGCCGTTCTTTTCGCCGTTTTTATCGGAATAGTCACCGACGATCCACAGGTCTGAAAAGTCGGAATCCAGAAGATCCCGCCTCAGTGTCACTTTCGCGTTGTTGGTGCTGTCTATATCGGCAGCAGCGGCCAGCATCGCGGCCAGTGCGGGACTCATCGTCACAAACGACCCGGAAGCCTTGACGGCTACAGCCGTGCACTTTTTAAGCTCTTTTGTGTCGGCCGGGCAGTTATCGATATCGCTTCCGTAGTCTTCAAAGGTCCTCGTGATGGAGACGTTAACGCCCCCCGAGGTTGCCCCGAGGATATTACTGTCGGTAAGCTTGGGGTCTGCCGGGTCAAACGTCTTGAGAATCACGCCCGCGTTCACAGTAAGCTGCTTGAACGTTTCCGTGGGCATTTTTGTAAATTTCATTTCTACACCTCAGTCTTGTGTAAGGTATTCTGCCGTTATCTGCAAATAGCGGCCTTGTATATACTCGCTCGCCTGATCTGTCTGTGCCTGCGAAAATGGCGAGCCTCGCTGGATCAGTATCGCTCCGTTATCGCACGGGAGATATATGCCGCCCAGCCCGATTTTCTCGGATATCTCCTGCGTCTTGTTTAAGACGGTCTGAGGATTGCTGCTGTAATCCCACAGATTGATCACGATGGCGATAGGTCCGTCGTCTATCGAGCCTATATTCTGTTCATATACCAGATAGGGGAATGCCGGGTCTTTCCCGTCTGCGCCGATCGTTGCCTGATTGGGGTATGCAGTCCAGGTGAAACCCGACATAAATGCGTGCAGCGCCTCAGCTTTTGTCATGTCGGCAACCCCGCTAATGATTCTACGGCGTAGCGCTCGAAGCTGAATGTCGCTACTTTCGGCGTTGTCGGCAGCTTGCCTATCACGCGGTAGTATTTTTCGTCGAATTTAAACACGTCCCGCTCCGCAAGCCCTGTGTTTATCGGCGTGACGATGGTATCGGAGTACTGCACCGCCGCCTGCTGTGCAGCTATCTTTTCCGTCGGAGTAAGGCCGGTGAATGCGGCTTGAAATTCCGCACCCTCCGTCCATCCGGAGATAAAGCCGCCGACCGGCGAGGCTGTGGTCTTGCGGTCCATCAGTACCGCAGTTTCATAAAAGGTCTCGTACAGACTCATAACTTCCTCCACCTCGCAAGCTTCGCCGCGAACACGTTCCTCCATGTCAGAGTCTTCTGCACTCCGCTCCCGCTCGGCGCCGCTTTGCTGTAGCTGTAACCGCCGAAGCTCTCCGACTGGTACGGGCTCGCCACTGTCGCCGCGTTCTGGGCGCTCCATTCCTCGATCTCTTTGGTAATAGATATGACCGCCGGCGGGACTGCAAGCGCCCAGACGGCCCCGTGGAAGCTCTCAGGGGCTAATCTGTCCTCTTCGTCGCCGTACCGGTGAACACCGTCGTTAAACACGCTCCCGATTATCCGGTAATACTGTCCGTTCTGGAGGAACGGCAGCGTGAGCGCCCCGTCAACGACGGTGTATGTGCCGACATGAACACCACCCGGCACGGTGAACCAGTTGCGGAGAAATCCGCATACTTCGTCAAGCGTTTCATTCATGCTGCCGTCCTCCTTTGTTTATCAGCCCTTGGCCGTTACCGTGGCCGAGCCGGACGCTACCGCCTTATTGAGGCTGTCCGCCTCGACAAGGGTCAGGGTCTTCCCCGTCGCGGCCGTGATGTCCGCCGCGCCGTCCCAGCTGTCCCAGCCGGACACGTCTTCGCCCATGGTCACGGTTTCAGCTGCTTCGCCGACCTTGTACTTGTAGATGTTGCCCGCGCTGCTCTTGGCCGGGGTTACCGTCAGCTTCGTGGTGCCGGAAGCCTTACCGGCGGCGCTCGTGACGGTCAGGGCGCCGAGAGTGCTGCCGATCGTGCCGACGACAATGCCGTCGATACGCTCTGCGAACAGCTCCACACCCGAGACAACCGTGTCCTTCGAGGTAAGGTTATCGTAGTCCGAAGTCTCGTGAATGCCGATCAGGCCGGTCTCATCGGTGGTGAAGTTGAACGCCTCGGCGACATCCGCCGTTGCGGCGTCGACGTAGTAGCAGACGATGTTCCCGGACGCGGTCGCGGCAATCTTCCCCTGCGGCACGGAGGAATTGAAAAACGTGGTGCCGATGCCGAGGAAGTTCTCCACATACCTCATACCGAACACGCTCTCCACAGTGATGTTGTGATCGGCGAGGTAGTCTGCAACATCCATCGGGTTCATGAAGTACACTGCCTGGATATTGTCGTCCTCAAAGAGGATCTGAAGCTGTCCCCACATGCGCGCGAGCGCAGTCTGGAAGTTCTTACCTGTGGCCGAGGTCTCTCCGCTCAGCATGAACGTGAAGAAGTCCTTTCGGATTCCCCTCTGTACATCACGCAGCATTTCAGCCGTGGTAGCCTCGACGGCCTGATCGTAGCCGCGGTCTACAATTGCTTCAAGGGTGGTGGCCTTACGCCACTTCTTCAGCGTGATTTCCTTGTAGTTGATCTCTTCGACCTCATACTTGCTCAGCGGTATGGTTTCACCTTCGCCGACGATCCCGCTCTCAAGCTTTCCCTTCGCCTTATAGCTCTTGAGGACGGTTCCGGGCTGCTTCTTGATTTTTCTGGTGACGCCCAGAACCTCCAGCAGCTTCTTGACGGAGTAGCCGAACTGGTCGACAAACTCCATTTCTCTCACTCGCGAGAGATCTTCTCTCTTAATCAGATTCGCTTCTGCCATGATTAATCTCCTTTGTTCTCAGTGTTGATAAGTTTCGCGTATTCCGCGCGGCGAGCTTCACGGTCAGGCATGGCTGCAATCTCTGCGCGCGTCTTTACCGCGCCGGAGTTGTTCGCCGGTGGCGTGTCCACCTTCGCGCCCTTGGTGATCGTCTTGCCTACCAGCCCCGCAAAATCGCCGGTGACGAGGGCGTCGAGTGCTGCGGTGTCCTTGAGCTTTTCACCGTCAAGCTCGGCTGCATCGATCTCCGCTCCCGCTCCGCGCATAGCTATTTCAAGGCTCTTGCCGGTGATGCCCTTGCTCTCAAAATACTTGCGCACTGCCGTGGTTTTTGCGGCTTTGGTTTCCTTGGCGGTCTGAGCAGACTTGTAAGTCTCAAAAGCCGAGTGTTCTTCCTCGTACTTTTTCTTGTAACCGCCGTCTGCTGCTTTCAGCTCGTCCAATTCCTTCTGAACGCCCGGAAGCTTATCAGCTGCGACTTTATATTCGTCGCGCTGAGTGGTGAGTCCGTCGATGGTCTCGGTGTGGAGCTCGATCACACTGTCGACCTGCTCATCCGTCAGCCCCATTGCTTTGAGGCCTTTTCTTGTGAGTGCCATGTTTATTCTCCTTTTTCGGTTCTTCGGCGGCAGTTCCTCGCCGCAGGAGTGGGTATAAAAATAAGCCCACAACTTTCGTTGTGAGCTTATTCTAAAATATTCATTTGGCTTTTGTGGCTCATTTTTTAATCGCCGCGGGAGAGGTATTCTTCAATGATTTTCCCGTAATCCTTGGCGTTCTTTTCAACAGCCTTTTTGATGAAGCGGCGGGGCTTTTGCGGTGTGCCAATGCGCCACTCCCCGGTCAGCGGGTCTTTGTATGCCCAGCGCTTCTTCGGTGTGCCCCCGGCCACGTTCTCCGCGCCGGTCCCCTCGTGGACGTAGACGGCATAGTTGACGTCCGTCCCCACGTATACGGCCTTCTCATCGGGGACGACCTTGTGTGTGATGCTGCTCCTGAGCCGTCCCGTGTCAACCGCATGCAGGTTCTCGACTTCATCCTTGACGTCGCCCTCAGCCTGTATGCCCACTGCTTCAAGGGCAGTAATGATTTGCTCGCGGAGGGCATTTCTCACAAGGTCTTTGTTGTTTATGATTTTGACTTCTATAGCCAATGTTCACACCTTCTCGATTTCAGCAGCGCGGCAACCGTATAGCTTCCAGTCGCCTTCATCGCCGTAGCCTCCCGGTGTGCCCTTTTCGTCGGCTTCCACTTCGTATCGAGCCTCGCCTTTTACCTCGCCAATATCGACCACGATGCCGCTAATTCCTGTTTCCTTTATTTTGACATGGTCAAAAAGCTTTATCATCTTTTGCCGCCTCCCTGAACGCCGTGGTTATTCTCGGCTTGCTTTCCGGCGTATCGCGGATCCACGCAGTGCGGAATACCTGTCCTTTTGTTCCCAATTTCATGTAAATCCTGAACCTTTCGCGCCCATCTTCATCAATGGTAAACTTCTCAGCCTTGCTTTCGTCGAATTGCCGGGCTATATCATAGCGTAGCCGCAGAACATCATTCGCAGAATACCCAGCATCGAAAAAATCTCTCGCGTGCTTTGTTCCGTCCTTGAGAAAATAGCCGCTGAATTTTTTCGGCGTGGTTTCGCACGGCGCGTTTTTTATTGTCTCCCTCTGATGTTTGGTGGCTTTTAGCTTTTCCCATTCGTTTGGGTTACTATACTTCAAATCTTGAAATTTTGCAAATGTATTTGGTGTCTCTTTACGCGCGTATTTTGCATACTCCTGATACTGTGCATAATCAGCGTTACGCCGAACCTGCTTTTTGAACTCCAGTGTAGTTCCTTGCGGGTCTTCTTCCATTTTCCGCTCAAGCCATTCCGAATACACCTCTCTCTTGCGTTCATGGCCTTTGATTTTGGCTTTCACGGCGCAGCGGCAGCAATACAGATTCCAGCCGGACGCTCCAAGAGAAGCGTCTCCGGGGAACATGAGCTTTTCGCCGCCAACTGTAAAGGGTTCTTTGACTCCGACGCTCTGTCCATCGGCTTTGCCGTGTTCGGGGCGTGTTCTGCCGTCTCTTGTGGACAGCCACTCACGCGTGAGCTCAATGCCCATGTCCTCGGCCTGTTGATAACTCGCCGTTCGCCCGCCGTTCTCGGCAGCCGTGACCGCGGTTCGTGCGGCGCGGATGGCGCTCGTGACGCTCATGTTTGTCAGCCGCTCCCTCAGCCCGGCAGCAATCTGTCGGTTGCTCTCGCCCATCAGTATTCCCCGTGTTACTCGTGCGGTTATCTGCTTTTTGCCGTAGTTGAGATCAATGCCGCGTTTCAGTGCAAGGCTCGGCGGGTAATATGGCATGAGGTCAGGGCGTTCGACAAGCAAGCGGCGAATAGTCGCCTCATCGTACAGAGTGAAGTCTACGCCCGCTCCGACGCTCTCAATCTCGTAAGCCGCATAGTTGCGGTTGAGGGTGTATATCCCCGGCGTGGTGTCATTGATGTAGGCCACCGCCACTTCATTCGCATGTGTCGCCCGCTCCGCGAGCTTGTCCCGCAACTGCTCAAATCGTCGGCCGCGGCCGATCTGATTTAAACGCCACTGCTTATATGCTTCTTCGTCGATTTTCCCGGCCTGCAGCATATCCTGCATTTCCTTGTCTCTTACCGCGAACTTAGCAAAATAATCATCGATGATGCCCTGCAGCTCTTTAGCGGCTTCCTCGTACATTTCCCGGATGCGCTCTTCAAGCTCCTGCAGATGCTCATCGGTCAGCCTGTGGCCTTCATCCAGCTTCATGGTTTATGCCTCATCCCCAGCGTTATCATCATAGGGGTTTATGTTATCGTCCTCCGGATTTTTGTTATTACCGTCGTCGAAACCGTTATCAAAACGGTCCATTTCTTCGGCGAGCATAGTTTCGAGTCGCGTCGCGACCTCGTCCGGGGTCAGGAAAGGCAGCTTCTTTAATGCCAGCTCATCACCGATCAGTTCCCTGGTCTCCATGACCATATCCGTCTGCTCTTTCTGGTTGCTGATTCGGTTTCGTTTGAAACTCGGCGTCGCGTCCTCTTCCGACACGCCCTGCAGTGCAAGCAGCGCCACGACGCATTCAATGATTTGGAACTCGAAATCGTCCGCCTCTTCGTCCAAAGGCTGATAAGCGGCGTCAATGTGGTCATTCGTGGCGCCGGCAGCGATGGTATGCACATCCAGCCCTCCGAAGTCCTCATAGATTCCCGCTCTGATCTCCTGCAGGTATTCTTTCCGGGCTTCATACGGTATCTGCTGGGTGTACGGCTCGGCAGCATCATTCTCGCCGTCGTCATATTCGGAATTTACCGACGCAATGTGCTGCGTCTTCAAGCGGGTGCGGAACTCAGCAAGTGACGCATCGTCCATGCCTCCCGCTCTCTTGACGATCCAGTATATTTCCGCGCAGTCCTGAAGATTGTTCGCGAATCCGGAACGGATGAGGTCAAAGGAATCTATCTGCTCGCGCATACCGACAAGGGTGCTCTGCTTGAGTTCCGAGCCGTAAAGCGGGATTATCGGCAGGATGCCGTTCCAGTTCTCTTCCCCGGCCACCTCGACCTCTCCCGTGGCCTCGACCTTGCGTATCGTGATCTTGTAGGCCATGTATCTATCCCGCTCAGGCGGTATTGCTTCGGGCTGCCTGTCCTTCCGGTATATGAACTTCTTGTAGCCGCGCTCCGTGTAGAGCACGGCGATCAGCGGCTTATCTGCAGCGAGCTGCCAGAATCGGATTCCCGCTCTCACTGCGCCGGTGTCCTCGTCCGGCAGCGGCTTGAACTCGGTGACCGGGAACACATACATCTGGCTGCCGTTCCAGAAGATGAAGCTCCGGCCGTGGATCAGCGCCTTATACGCAGCCTGCTTGATCTTCACATCGGCATTCCTGCCGAGTTTCTTTTTTGTCTCCTCTTTCTCGAACGTTAGGCCGTTGCCCAGAGAGTACATATTCCGCTGCGTGTTCAGCCTGTGGAAAAAGTTGGAGCAGATTTTATTGTTTGCCGCCGTGATATCCACGATACGAACGCCGGTCACATCCATCATGGTCTGGACGTAGTTGCAGATCGTCGTGTTCCGCTTTTTGTCGTATTGATCCGCCGTCAAGGCGATTTCGTACTCTACGCTGGCCTTATGTTCCGCGATTGCACGCTTTACGAAGTCTGCGAGCTCTTCCGGCTTCACAGTCTCGAAGTCCTGATAGGTCAGGAAACTCATAGATATTGCCCTCCAAATATCGTCGAAATGGTTTTGTCTTTGCCGTCTTTATACGCACTGCGCAGCAATGGGCGCAGAATCGTGTATGCGAAATACCGGGTGTCGTCCATCGCGTGGTCATTCTCTTTGATGACCGTGTCGGTCGTGGCTTTTTCGTTCCAACGGTACAGCTTGAACTCCCGCAGGCAGCTCTCGCAGCTCTCGTGAACGGTTATCAGCCCCGCCTTCAGGCACGCAGCCGTGAAGCGGATGCCGTCAAGCACATCGTTTTTCGCTTTCTTCGTTTGGAACCTTTTCTTCTTCCGGATCAGCGTTATAAATGACGCCGCCGACGGGTCTATTACTACGCAGCTGATCGTCAAATCGCCCGCCAGCTCTTCAAGCTTGGTGTAGTATTCGTCGTCTGTCAGCTGCTCCCGCTCCTCGCGGCCGGAATAGTAAAACTCCCGCTCCCGCTGCGCTTTCTTTCCGTCCCATGACCATAGTCCCGCCGAAAAGGCGTTGAATGTGCCATAGTCTATCGAGATGAACCAGCGCTGGGGATTCGCCGCGTGCTCGGTCTTGATGTTCGCATCCGTGAACTCGGTGTAGACAAGCCCCTCGGCCACACACCACTCGCCGAGGATGAAGCGTTTGTAGAACACGCCGCTGTACATTCCCCGGTATCGGGCTTTCGTTTCCTCGCTTAGGGAGAGGTTATCGTCCATCGTGAAATGGAGATAGATCAAATGCTTCCCGCTCTCCTCGCCGAGCTTATCTATCCATTCTTTCTTGAACCAGTGCTCCGGGCTGTCTGGGTTGCAGTTGAACCAGAACTTCGAGCCCTCGACCGAGCATCGCGCCGTCGCCTGATTGACAAAGCTTTCAGGCATCAGCGCTACTTCGTCGAACAGCACACCCGCGAGCGTTATGCCCTGCACCAAGTCCTGGCTGCTCTCATCCTTGCCGCCGAAGATGTAGAAATAATTTATCACCGCGCCGCGGCGTATCTCGATGTAATTGTCCGCACGGTGATACGCATATTTATATCCCCGCGTCCGCAGCATCCGCTGCAGCGGTCCGAGTACGTTTCTCCGGAAACTGCCGATCGTCTTTCCGCACATGCCGAAATTCTCTTCCCGAAACGTGCTCATTGCCCACATAACGTAGGACAGTGCCATTGACACCGTCTTCCCGCTCCTGATCGCGCCGTCAGCAATGATGCCCTCATAGTCGGAAACTCCGCTCGACGGCATCCACCATGTCAGAACCTGCTTCTGTTTGTGGGAAAACGGTTGAAACTTGAATCCGGCGCTCCTTACACTTCGTCTTGCCATATTCTCGCCGCCTTCTCGTTCAGCGCCTCAAGGAAACCGTCGTCCTCCAGCAGCTCCTGCGTCTCGGTTATGATCTCGCGCCACACGTCCGGCTTGCGGTTCTTCAGCCAAAAGATTATGGCAGCCACATCCGGAGGCATGGTTTTCTCTGTCACCGTGACCTTTGCCGTGCCGTTTTTTATGCCATTTACGGTGCCCTCTTTCTTGACCTCCGTATACGTGTAGCCGAGAGCGCGCTTCAGCAACGCGTTCTCGACTTTAATGTCCACGATTTCTTTTCCTTTGGACACTGCCTCGGCAATGTCCGGAAAACGGCGCTTCCAGTCGTAAAAGGTCGACGGAGCGACGCCTATTTTTTTTGCAAGGTCTTCATCGGTGCAGCCGTCGCGCGCCCAGGCGGCGAGCAGCTCAAGCCCGCTCTCGGTGCGCCACTGCGCATATTTGCCCCTTGCGCTGGGCTTCCCTCCGGCTGCCGGTTTCTTTTTCGTGCCGGGCTTCTTCCTGGCTGCGATGTGGCTCACCTCCTCCTGTCAGCTTTATCAAGCCACGCATTGCTCCCGCGGTATCGCCCGCTCGGAGCTGGCCTTTTATTGTCCTGTACTGCTGCTTCGTCAGCAGATGCTTGCAGCGTTCGAGCGCCTGCCACTCATTCATTCAGCAGCACCGCCCGCTCGCCGGTGAATTTCTCCCAGCGGTCGATTATCACGTCGACATAGTGCGGGTCGAACTCCATGCAGTATGCACGCCGCCCGTTCTGCTCCGCCGCTATGATCGTCGTCCCGCTCCCGGCGAACAGGTCGAGGACGCTGTCCCCGGTGTGCGTCGAGCACTGCATCTGGTAGTCGAACAGGCGCACTGGCTTCATCGTCGGGTGCTCCTTGCTCTTTATCGGCTTCGGAAACTCAAGCACGGTGGATTGCTTGCGGTTTTTGAAGAAATAGTGCCGCGCGCCATCTTTCCAGCCGTACAAACACGGCTGTGTTTCATCGCCGAGTGGTATTTCATCTTCCTCGATCTCCCGCTCGCCGTACAGGCAAGGCTCGTGCTTCCACTGGAAGTCCTGTCGCCCCATTACGTGTGTGTTTTTTACCCAGATCAGGCACTGTCGAATCTGGAACTTGCTGTCCATGCAGGCCCCGCGGAAGTTATAGCCCTCCGAGTCCGCGTGCCAAATGTAAAATCCCGCTCCGGGCTTCATCACAGCAGCCGCATTCCGGAACGCCGCCGTGAGGAACTCGCGGAACTTATCCGATGCCATGTGGTCGTTCTTGATCTTCCCGGCCGTGCCCTCGTAGTCCACGTTATACGGCGGGTCGGTCAAGAGTAAATCCATCTGGACCCCGGCGCACAGCTTCTCCACATCCTCGCGTTTCGTGCTGTCGCCGCACATCAGTCTGTGCCCCCCCAGCTGGTACACATCGCCCGCTCGTGCTTTCGGCTTTTCAGGCAGCTCCGGCACGTAATTGTCCTCGACTACCTCGGCGCTCAGTTTGTCCTCGAACCCGAAATCAAAATCAAATCCCGACAGGTCGACCTTTTCAAGCTCGGCTGCGAGTGCGTCCATATCCCACGGGGACTCCGCTGACTTGTTGTCGACGATCCTGAACTGCGCTATCTCTTCTTCGGTCAGATCATCGGCTATAATGCACGGCACAAGCTGGTCTCGCAGCACGTTTGACCGCTGTGCCGCCTGTACGCGCCCGTGTCCGACGATGATGACTCCGTAGGGGTCTATTACCACCGGCTGTTTCCAGCCATACGTCGCGATGCTGTGGGCAATGTTGGCAAGCTGTGATTCCGGGTGGGTCTTCGCGTTGTTTTCGTATGGCCGCAGCTCATCGAGCCGCTTGTAAACGATGTTCATCTTTTGCATGATCCCGCTCCTTTTTTATGGTCTCCGGATTCTCCGGATTCATTTACCCGCCCGGCGAACCGCCCGCGGGTGTGAAAAAAGCCCGTCTGTCCGGGCTGTCAAGCGTCTTTCCGCTTTGCCGCAGAAAAGGAGAGAATGAAGAGAGGATTATCTGTCCTTCTGCGGATATGATATCAATTTCTTTTGGCTTTCGTGGCTCATTTTTTCCTGCCGTCCACAAGCCCTAAATTTCCGGCAACGGCTTTAAGGAAATCGCGGTGCCATCTTTTGGCCGTCGCCTCAGATATACCAGGCAGCGCGAGCGCCGCGCCGGGGATGTTGTAGCGAATGCGCGACCAGTATATCAGCCTGACCAGTTCGAGCCTTTCGTCTGCATCCGCGCAGCTGTCGCGCGTCGTCTGGATCGCTTTCTCGATCGCGCGCCGCTCCGCCGGACGCTGGTTGTCCGGATACCGGTAAAGGGTCTTCTTGACATAGCCCCACCAATCGTACCTCGGTTTACTCATCTCCCCGCCCTCCCGTCAAAGCTTGTCCAGCGCAGCGAGGTCGAGGAAGGTCTGTCGCGTGAAGCCGTAGTCCTTCGGTGCCGGCGCCGGTTCTTCCTGCCGCCTGATCTCCTCGCGGGTTTTCGGCGGGGCGTTCAGCTCCGCGCGCAGCCGCGCCCGCTCTTCCGGTGAACGCTTGTCTTTCACTCTGTCGTACTCGATCTCCGTCAGCTCCCCGCGAAAATCACAGAGGCCGCACTTGCCCCTGCCGCCGCGCTGGCGTTCGAGCGGCACGTCATGCAGGCGGTACAGCGTGTTTAGCTTTCGGTAACAATCTGCGCAAAGGTGATCGTAAACCATGTTGCTTTTGTTCTTCATGTCTCGCTCCTTTCTGCGGCGGGCTCTCCGTCGCTGCTGCTTATGTCTGCTGCTTTCTTCTCCGGCAGGATGTAACGGATGTACTGAGGTGCGCCGCGCTTATACTCTGCGCGCTGAATGAGCTTGCAGTTGCGGGGCACTCTGATCTCGGCGTCGCTCACGGCTACGCGGTCTTTCGGCTGCGGGCGGATGAGATTGCGGGACGATACGAACTTCTTTGCGTTGAGCGTCCCGCGCACCTGAGCTATCAGGTACTCGGCTATCGGTATATAATCCTCCTGCTTGCTCAGGGGCTTGCAGTACGTGCCGCCGCGTCCCCACTTCATGCGGACGATGTGCTCGCATGAGGCCGGGACTATCAGGTGATGATGAACGCGCACGGTCTCCTTTGTGTCGCCGTCCATGTCGGATGTAATCGCTATGTACTTTAGCTCATCGGCGCGGCCTTCCTTTTCGAGGGCGCGCTTCACCCTGCGGAGATAGTTCTCCATCTCCTGGGCGGCAGCTTCACGGATGCAGCGCAGTTGATCCTCTTCGGGCAGACTGTCATAATCTGGGGCGGCTTTTCGGGCGGAGCGCTCGAGCTTCTTGTATGATGCATCGGAGTAGTCAAGACCGAGGAGGATATCTCCGTGTGTAAAGTTCGCATTGATGAGACGGGCAAGGCGCTTCTTCGTGGAGTATTCATTCTGCTCCTGCTTCTTGATGCTGGATTCTTCCTTGCGTCTGTTGCGCCGGGTGCGATCACCGAGAACGAAGTACTTCGTCTTCTCGCCGACCTGCCCGGCTTCGTATGTTCTGACTACCCAATATCCGTCCTTCATGGTGCTCTCCTCTTCTGTCTATTAAAGAATGGCGGATTACTTAGGCTCTTACCGAGCTCGCAAACGCGCGTGCGCGCGCGTTTGCTTTTTCAATATCCTCCGCCTCAAAGTGGGCTCTAAGGTGCTGCCGGTCCGCGGCAGCACCTTACAATCTACTTTGTGCTTGCGGGGAGGGCGGGCGCGTTATGCTCCCGCTCCTCCGTCATTGCTTGCTCTCCTGTTCCATGCCTCGATCGCCCGCTCCGGTGTAACAAACTCCGCCATCTCAGCGCCGCAGGCTTCGCAAATTACTTCCCAACGTTTGTAATCTTCATTGGCATAGATGATCTTTTGCAGGTGAACAGAGCACCCGCTCTCCCCGCAAAACGGGCAGGGTTTTAATTCAGGCATCCATCTGCACCCCCAGCTTATCCATTATCGCCGTGAGCTCGCACGTCGCTTTGCTAAGCGTCTTGAGCTGGTTAGCAAGAACATCTTGAAAGCACATTGGAGGCTCCGCCTCATCTCTGTCGGAGTTGCTCTCGCCGAACATGTGATCATTTATCTTTTGTGCCATGATCAGAATTTCTTGTGCCATGTTATTGGCCTGATCCATCATGCTCGAAAGCGTGGCTGCACTCCCCTGAAGCGTCCCCGCCGCCGGTGCACAGCCGACGCTATTTCCGTTGTCTTCGTAACTCATAATTTTATTCTCCTCCATTCTGAACAGCCGCCGTTGTTCTTCCACACGCAGCGGTCGCATTTGCCGTAGCACTTTTTATGTTTGGTCATTGCTGCTCCTCCACATAACACCAGCTTTGCGGGGCACAATGAAGATGCAATCTTCCCTCTGAAGCGCATTCAACTTCGTCAGTCCCGCATTCGTACTTGCAGTCGAAACAATTTGTGCCGAGTTCCGTGTACTCCGAGCACTTCTTGTAGAACGCGTTTAGCTTTCGCGGTTTGTCGTAGATTTTCACGTTAGCGATGTGCCAGCCGTACATTGGCGACTGCACTGCATACGCCGCCACATCGCACGGGCTCATGCAGGCTGCACTGTAGAACTTTTCATCGTGGCCGAACGTGTGATCCTCAATGATCTGATTGCAAAGGAATTCGCCAATGACTTTACCGTTTCCGCATTTATCAATTGCGTTATGGCTGTGATCGTCCGCATAGGAATACCTCGGGCCTGTCCAAAATTGCTTCTTCGCGTCCTTCGTACAATAGATGTACACCTTAAATGGTGGGGTCAGCTTCGGGCGCGTTTTCCGTACCTCGATCGCCTTCTCGCCGCTCGCGATCTTTGAACACCACTCTGGATGTATGCTAATTAAAACCGCTTTCATACACCCTCCTCCAAATCCATCTTCGCCCCGCAATTGGGGCAATACTTTGTTTTCTTCTTTGCCTTTACTGCATACACACAGTTCAAGCAAAAGCAATACGGGTTCTTGATTTTGAGCGGCCGCAGCCAGCTGATATAAGGTCTAAACCAGCGGCTATGTCGTGTAGGGACATGCTCAAGAGTCGGCGCATCGTTAATGATCTTGCGCATCCATGCCTTGTCCGCATATGAAAGTGCTATCCTGTGGTTGTCAGAGAAATGATTCTCTATGAGTGCATCGGCGTCAATTGGTCGCATCTACTACTCCCCTCCATTCCCAGTTACTGCCGTCCTCACAGTCGATGCAGCACTCTGCCGCGCTGTCGCCGAAGCGATGCTTGCAGCGATAGCAGGTGTCCGCAGCGTTGCGCATCACTCCCTGTATGTCCGCTACCGCCGCGTCCCGCTCCCGGCGCAGCTTCTCTACCTCATCCGCCACCGGCGCGCTGCGTATGATCTTCTTCAGTACAGACTTTGTGCTTGGGGTTATCCTCGGTGCGGCGTCTATCGCCCGCTCTAATGCTTTGGCTTCGTAGTATATAGGCATGGTCAATCCTCCTCCGTGCTCTCGCCCGTGTCCATCCCCGTCTTAGCAGCTATGTATCGGTGGAACATACGGTGTAGTTCCAAATGCAGAATCTCATTCGCTCTCTTCGTTTGTTCAAGCTCGTTTTTTGCCGTGGCTGCCTCGTGCTGCATTCTGAGCGCCGACGCTAAGGTGTCTTTGCGTATCGCCGACGACGTTTCAAGTGCGTCGGCTGCCGTGCTGAATACCTCACGGCAAGTCGCCTCCTGCCGTTGCTTGACCGGGCAGTCTTCAGGACAGTCCCCGAGTGTCTCGGTCGCATAAGTACGCAGGGTGTTAATGAGTCCATCGTATGTCATGTCATTTCCTCCACTTCATTTCCCCAGGCATCCCAGCCTGGGAATTGTTCTCTCGCAAAAATCTCTATGCGCGGCGCGTAACTCACAAGCTCTATCATCCGGCGCATCTCATATGGTTTTCGACTGTGAATTGTTTTTGGTGCGTAGAATCCCGTTTTCCCCTGACAGCGTTTGCCTTCAGGAGAAACTTTGTATGGCAGGCGCTTCTTAGTCGTGGCAAATATGCAATGCTCTGTAATACCGCGGTAATACTGTCCAAGCCCTTGACGGTCTTTCATCCATGTTATCGTTGTCACATACTCGAATCCCCACGCTTTTACGCACTCAACGGCGGCAGGCAAATAATTGTTTGTTGCCCAACAGTACAAGTGGCATCCGTCAGGGGCTGCGAGCCGGGCAATCGGCAGCGCCTTAATCTCAGCAACGGACATTAAACCGTAGTGCTTGTCTGCGCCGCGCTTGATTTTACCGCCCCCCCGCTCCGGCCACGGCGGATCTATGTAGATTGTGCGGAACAGTTTATCCGGAAACGGCTTGATATCGGTCACGGTTCATCCTCCTCAATCTCGAACTGCCCCGGCAGAACGCCGTCCTCCATCCACCAGTGGAATACATCAACGCCGGTAGTGCCCATTCTCCATGAGCCGTTCATCTTTCCGCGGCGCTGGCGCTCCGCGAGCATGCGGTCAAACGCATTGATGTACATCGGCCTGTACTTTGGATATTGGGCAAACTCTCTATACCGTGCTTTGCCCGCCAGCGGGCAGCCGATACAGCCCACGCGGGGCCAGCCCTTGCAGTATAGTGGATTGCATTCGACGTGCTGTTCTGTGAGGTAGTCCCACACATCGGATTCCTGCCAGTCGATGATAGGATTGCAGACACGCTCGCCCTTGAGCGTGCATGTCTCGAAGAGCCGCCTATCTTCATCGTTATCATTGTTCAGCAGCAGGGTCTTCTTCCTGTCTGCGTGGATTATTTCAAGGCTGCTGCGATTGTTCTTCCGTGCTGTGCTCTCCGCCCAGCGCACACCGGTCGCTATGAACCTGCCGCGGCCTGTTGTCTCCTTGAGCACAGCGCAGCAGTAACGGGCTAACCGTGTCGGCGGCATGAGCTTAATGGGTATGAGCTCCCACATACTTGTCGGCTTGCCCTTATATGTGGGGTAATGGATCGTATAGCTTACGCCTTTGAGTTCGTATTCTTTGGCGCGCTTGCGGACATGATAGACAGTCTCGGGCGCGTCCGCGGTCGTGTGAGAGTGGACGATCTCAAAGGGAATCCCTGCGTTCTCCGCGAGCTTGCAGATCACGGCGCTGTCCTTGCCGCCGCTGTCAGTCAGCAGCAGCGGACGGTGATACAGGCGCAGCGACATATCCGACGCCAGCCGCAGCCGCTCCATTGCAGTTTGTTCTTTGTCCATTCGTTATACGATCTCGCCCGTCTCCGGGTCTGTATCGGGGATGCCGTCCAAGCGGTGGATTTCGTTGTTCACGGCAACTGCAAGCGCCGAGACACTGTTGATAAGGCTCGCGCTCAGAATATCCAGTTCCGGCTCAATGATCGCCGCAAGCATAAGTCCCTGCTTTACTGCTATGTACTCACCGGTGAAGCTGTCGCCATTACGGAGATAGAGTTCAGGATCATCCTCTCCGCCGAGCAGCGGCTTGAGGTACGCCGCATTGATGAACAGCACGCCAAGTGTTCCCGGACGCTGGTATGCGTTGTATACGGTGCTGCCTATGAGGAATCGGAACACCGGCTCTCCGATATACTTCTCGCCCTCGGCGGTGTCGTTGACGTCGTAGCGCAAGGGAATGCGCATGTGCTCAACCACGATGTTCTTCAGCTCCTTGTCGGAGAAATTCATAACGGGACCTACGGTATCGCCGTCAAGCACCGGCAGAGAGTACAGCGGGTATATGGCCGCATCCGTGCCGCACCATTGCATATCTCCGGTGTGCTCATCGTAGAGTCTGATCATCCCGGCGCGCTTGCAGATACCGGCAATCTTATTTATTTTCATACTCTTCCTCCATATAGTCTGTGATGATCTTCGCCGCCTGCTCCCAGCCGTAAGCTACGGCAGTCGCATATCCCTGCTCGCGCAAGTCGGCAAGCCATGTGTCCTGATTCTTCGTGGTGGTGTTTCCGTGCTGACGCTTTAGCTCTATGAACAGGCCGTGATAGCCGCCGCGGGCTACCGGCAGGCAGATATCCGGCACGCCGGACTTTACGCCCTCGGCGCGGAAGCGCCCGGCCTCGGCCTTGCTCCGCTTCCCGCCGTTCGGGATGTGGAACATCAGGTTAAGTTCCGGATGCCAGTAAGTGCGCATTGACGCCCAGGAGAATAGCGTAGCCTGTTCTACTCCCTCAGTAGGGCAGGGCATCTTCTTCCGGGCGCTCGCTGCTGTCATTGTTGTTTCCATATATTGACTCCCTCCAGTCTCCCCGGTACTGTGCCCGCGTGTCGCGGCTGCGCGCTGGAGCGCTGCGCTGCCGCTGACGCTTTATTACGTACCGGGGTATGAAACTGTACTGTGCTGCCGCGCGTCCGCAAAATGCGCAGCTGCTGTTGTCTGCTTCGTGGGTCAGTTGGTAATGCTTGGTGTCGAATCTCCGGTAGTGATCGGGGCACAGGCTTATGTACTGCTGGGACGCATCCTTCTTCTTGCTGCTCATCCTGTCTGTACAAAGGGCTTACGCCGTGGCTTCTTGCCGGTGCGCGGCTCGTACAGCATGCAGTCCGCAGGCTGACGCTTGTCCGGGGGGTGCTGCGCTGCGCGGGTGTGGCCGGTTATAAGAGCGTAGTCGCAGTTGTACACGCCGTATGCGTTGTTGCTGGTCGCGCGGTACTTGCAGTTCTTATGCTTGCAGGAGCGGAGCTTAAACTCTTCCTGCTCCTGCTCCGCCGCTCTTTCTTCCTCCGGCATGCCTCTTCTCCTCCTCTCTGATCTTATTCTTGAGAGCCTTGACGCCGGCTACAAGGCCGTCATACTTGGCGCGCAGCTCCGCGTTCTCCTCGGCCATGTCGGCAAGCGCCTTGCAGAGCCGGTCATTCTCTCGGCGCAGACGGTCGTTCTCAGCCTGAAGCTCTGCGTCCGTCATGGTGTAAATGGGCTTGTTCATCTGCGCCTCACTCTCTCACCGTCGGGCATGGTGAAGTACTGCGCGTCCATCACTGCCGGCGCCGGCGCCGGTCTGCTGCGGCGGTGCGCGGCGCAGCTACGCGGGCGCTCGCCCAGCTCCTGCACCTTGGCCGGGTCTGCCCAGCCCTGCTCCTCCGCAATCTCCTTGATCTCCGCCACCTGCTCGCCGACGATGTCAAGATAGATTGTCACGATTATCATGATGCCCGCCGAGATCAGCAGGCATATTGTCCCTGTGCTCATAGTCCTTCCTCCTTCCACGCGCGCTCACTCGCCGCGTGGCGCTCTTCGATTTCATACGCCGCCTGTCTGAACAGGCAGCCGATAAGGTACGCGACGGCTGCCGTCACGGTCAGCCATGATAACGGGTTATCCATCTTCTGTGGCTCCTTTCCTCCCGGCCAACTCCGCATTGACAGCGGTGCTGATCCTCTGGAAAGCTTCATAGTCGAGCTGTCGAATCTCGTTCGCAAGCTCAAACATCTCCTCCGTGCGCTTGGTTATGAGGTGTTCGGCTTCTGCCGCGCACTTCTCCAGATCGCGAAGGCCCATCTGTCGGAACTGTGTCTCTGCAGCTGTAAGCTTGTCCATTGTTTTCTCCCCCTTGATTTCTGCCGCGGTCATGCCGACGGCTTATTCTCCGCAGACCCCCACCAGAACTCTATAAAAGGCCGGCGTGGAATCCTGACGGTGCGGTTTGTAACTGAGACGCGATACCCGAGCTTCTCCGGAGCGTCATGTGCCTGCAGCCTGATCGCGTGCGGGTTGCAGTTGAGCGCCTTCGCGGCCTGCTCCGGTGTGAGGTCAATGCAGTCCAGCGATTCAAGCCAATCGCGAGCTTCTGAGGATGTCACATTCTGCCTCCTCACTTGTCCTGCGGCGCGGGCTGGGTGGCCTTGAGCGCCGCCGTGGCGTTGACGCCGAGCACAAAGCCCGTGCACATGTTCTGCTTCTCCGGCGGCAGCTGTCTGAGCTGCTCTATCGCCTCTTCAAGTTCTTTCTTCATCTCTTCACTCATTGTCGTTTACCTCCATTCACGCCCAGCAGGGCTTTATTAACAAGAATTGACTAACGCGCAGCCCGGTGTTACTATTGGCACATCCCATCACGAAAGGAGTGATTGCTGTGCAGCGCCTTGTGCGAAGCACTGTTTTTGCCCCTGAGTTCCAGACTAAAGTAACTGCGGGATGCTCGATGGGGTAGGCAGTCCGGAGCTGCCCAAGTGAACGGTGTTGCCATAGAAGCGTTGGCGGCTCAACGCTTGGCTCATGCGGACGTGGTAGCTCACGTCCCGTGCCGCGGTAAAGAAACTCCGCTGTGCACATCCAATGCAACAAAGCTCTGGTAAACAAGCCGGGGGAAAGATGCCTGTGAAACCACCACAGGCGTCTTTTTCTTTTCCTGCGCGTTAGTCCTCACTCTGCGTTTATCCGGGCTTGTGACCGGCTCGCGCTCTCGCGCAAGGCCGCATTAAGGTGGGCGGGGATTGCCGCCCGGCGACGCGTCAAAAGCATATCGCCTCTATAATTTCAATAATCGCATCGGTGGCATTCCACAGACGCTCCGAGGGAAGTATTTCTTTACTCGATATTTCAATAAGTCGGCCCCCCAGTTCGCCGAGGTGTCTTTCTGCCCACTCCGGCATAACTACCCCGTCCAAAGCCTTGGCCAACCGCCCAAGCTTCACCATCCTGTTAATGTAACCCAGCTCCAATTCATCACTCAAATCGGCTGATTTCGACAAACGCTCCATCTGTGCGCGGATTATCTGCAAAGCGGTTTCTTCTTTCATTTCTCTCTCCTTTCAAGCCGTTCCCGTTCAGTTGTAGCGTGCTATGAGCTGCTCCACGACCTTCTTGCTGATTTCATCCTCGGGGTACACGTCCCAGCCGCGATCATAATTTGCGGTGAAGCTGTCGCCTATTCGGACTGACAGCTTGCTGATCCTGCCGCCGTTCAGGCCGAAGTCCTCGCTCTTCTCTTCGTAGTGCTTCACCCAGTATTCACACTTGACGCCAGATTCTACGATAGTTCCTTTACACCACATTGTTTTGTCTCCTTTTCGTGTTCGCAGTTGATTTGTTTTTTGGACTGTCCAAAGTATAAATCAGATTATCTAAAAAGTCAAGCTCCTTTTGTTGGATAATCTAAATTCTTTCTTGACATTTTTAGATGCAGCTCTTATACTCCATGTTGAAAGGGGGTGATTCCGATGAACACCCGTATAAGGGCGCTTCGTAAGGCTGAGGGGCTGACTCTTGAAAAATTCGGAGAGCGCATCGGTATAACTGCCTCGTCCTGTAGTACGATAGAATCCGGAAAGTCTAACCCGAGTGATCAGACCATCCGCTCGATTTGCCGCGAGTTCCGCGTCCGTGAAGAGTGGCTGCGTACCGGCGAGGGCTCAATGTATATGCAGCTCACTCCCGATCAGGAACGCGCCGTGTTTCTGGCCAGCGTCACAGCCGGTGAGTCAAGCCCAGAAGTCAACGCTTTCATTGACGCACTGAAGGCCACGCCGAACGACGATCTGAAAACCGTCATTGCTTTCATCGGCCGCACCTACGAGGCCTATCAGGAGAACCTCAAAAACGACAAAAGCCCCGACGCGGATTAAACCGCATCGGGGCTTTCGCCTTATCTCACATGTACAGAACCAGGTAATAAAGGTTCTGTAATTTTTTTATGTCCAGCATTCGCAGCAGCCGGACGATCTTCTCTATCTCCCGCTCTTTTTCGCTTTCGTTCAAGTCGTTCCCCTCTCCTTTTTATGTCAAAATTCTTAAATATGACGAAAAATGATATAAAGTGCAATATAGGTACGATAATGCACTTGACTTTTGAGTGCTGTCGGTGTTAATATTTTATTAACATTTAAGAATGGAATCTTGCTCAGGAGGGAGGTGTGAACTATGGGAATTTTTGATTTCTTCAAACGCAAGCCCGTCCCCCTGCCCGTCCAGAAAACTGAGCCTGGGCCCGAGGCCGTTTCAGCGCCAACTCTGCCGGACTCAGACATAATGCTGCTGGAATACTGCACTTACGGTTCGTACCCTAATCCAAAGAACGGTTATCCTCTAATGTGGGAACGCAAATTCGGCATATCCGATGTGGATCAAGCGTTGCGCTCCTTGGAGTTGAGAGGATACATCGAGTTCTGCCCAGCACTTGATATGCTGCCAAAGTTCACCGTTGCGCAGCTAAAAGACATCGCCGCAAAAAACGGTATAACCGTCAAGGGCAAAAAGGCGGATATTCTTTCTGCGGTGTCCCAAATCCCTGTGGATGCTTTGGAACAGACGGTAGATGAGCGAAAATATCGAGTCACAGAAAAAGGTCGTAAGGTGCTTGATGATAACGAGTCTGTTGTCTTTGCTTATAAGAATCCTTGGACAGGCATATCTGTTGATGAACTGAACGCTCTCTCTGCCAAAGAAAAGGACGTATCTGCGAGAGATTTAGTGTGGGCTGAATTCAACCGCAGATGTTATTATCTTCCCCTCAGTGGGGCTTGGCGAGAGTATCGCCAAGTTCGCTACGCAATGTATCAGTTTCTCAAACAAGAACGGCGGCACTTATCATACACATCTCATGTGTACCTTGCCGAAGTCATGTATCTCGATCTTAATGATCGTTCGCCGCTTATTGCGCCCGCAGTAGTCACTGATATTCAGGATGTCGCCGCAGCTAACGCTCAGTCTCAAGGTGAGCTTTTTGAATATATAAAAGATTGCCTTTCCGGTTTCCCCGCACCGTGCAACAATTTTTCTTGGCTTGATATTGCTGGGATTTATGTCGCTCTCGCTTTTCGCTCGTACGACGTCGCATGTACGGCTTTATTGCGCTGCCCTGATTCGCCCATGCCGCATAACCGCTCTCAGGATTCACGTTCAATGCGTGTGCATAATCTTGATACGGGAGAGTGGGAGATTATCCCCGAAATGTCGAATGCCGGTCGCTTGGTTCGCGAAGTTCTGTATATTCAAAAGTTTGTAGCACCTGAATGATTCTAAGGTGTCCCGCCCCTGCTGCAATCAGAGGCGGGACTTGTAACAGATATTCCCTTGTAAACCGACTATCTGCTACGGTTACAGGGTAGCAGGTAATCTCCATAATGTCCAGCGCCGAATCGGAAAATCGCTTTCCCATGCAGCAAATACCATAGTTTGTTTATTTTCTTTTTCGGTAAATTATTTTTCGGAGGCGTTCATTTGTGTCCGCTATTCAAGAACTGGAATCGTATATCAAGGAGTACCCATATAAAATCAAAGCCGCCCGCGTCGCCAAGGGGCTGACGCAAAAGGAACTTGCTGAAAAGGCCGGCGTCCCGCTCTCGTTCATTACGAAGCTGAATGTCAACAATCAGGACGCGCTATTAAACTTCGCGGCGGTCTGCCGCGTGCTGGGTATATCAATGGATGAACTGTTTGGCATTAAAGGCTCCACCGATGTCGCGGAGCTGACGGAGCAGATCCATGAGCTTGAACTCGAAAATGTCCAGCAGGCCGGTGACGTTCGCCGTTTGACGGAGGTAAACGTTGAGAAGGACAAACGGCTCTATTCGCACCGGCCGATGCTATATGCGCTTATCGCCATGTGTGTGATTCTGACAATGGCGCTGATTGGCTACATGATATTCGACGCATCGGTCACGACCGCCGGTCTGTTTAAGAGTGCCAGAACGAGCACTTTTGCAATCTTGTTTATAATCATCGTCCTGCTCTCGCTGGTTGTCATTTCCCTCGCCGTGAAGAGTGATCTCAGCTGGAATCGTAAGGAAAAATAAAAACAGCCCCCAGTCTCCCGACCGGGGGCATAGTTATAGGGTGATGCTATGAAATGCCGGAAATGTAAAAAGGAGATTCCTGACATCAGCGCGTACTGCCTATATTGCGGTGCAAAGCAGGAGATCGCTCAAACGCGCAGAGGGCGCGGCAACGGCCAAGGGACCGCATATAAACGCGGGCGCACGTGGACGGCCATGTGGACGTGTGAGACGTTCGTGGACGCCTCCGGGAATCTGCACCAGCGGCGCAGCACAAAAGGCGGCTTCCCGTCCAAGACAGCGGCGCTGGCCTTTGCCGCGAATCCGGTCGAGGTTCAGGCAAAAGATGCTTACCGCCCCACGCTCAACGACTATTACAAGGGGTGGTCTACCAGCGCCTATAACGCACTGTCGAAGTCAAAGCAGTGTGCGTATGATATCGCGTGGAAACGCATGGAGGCGCTGAAGAATGTCCCCATGCTCGATTTGACAATCAACAATCTGCAAAGCTGCGTCGATTCTCAGGTCGAAACGTTTTACCCTGCCCGGGACATGAAAACGCTTTTCTCGCAGCTATATAAACGTGCCGTCGCTGAGGGGCAGGCGCGGACGAATCTCGCCGAGTTTATCGAGCTGCCGCCGCTGGAGGAGACCGAACAGAAGCCGTTCACCGAAGATGAGATAAAATCCCTGTGGAAAGCTTACGACGGCGGTGACAAATTTGTTGCTTTCCCGCTCCTGATGATTTATAGCGGCATGATGCCCGGAGAGCTGCTGCGCTGCACCTCCGACATGATCCACACCGATACGCACGAGATTATCGGCTGCGGTCTAAAAACCAAAAAGCGAAAAGAAACGCCGCTGATTTATCCTGACTGGCTCGGCCCGCTCGTGCTGGATATTCTCTCCAACGTCAAAAGCCAAAAAGGCTATATCGTCGGCATGAACGCAGATAATTTCTATACCGAGTACCACGCCGCACTCGCTCGGGCAAAGGTTCGTGACCTGCCGCCTTATTCATGCCGGCATACCACGGCAACAGCGCTTGCTCTGGCCAAGACCGCGCCGAGCCTGATTCAAGAGATCATGCGTCACACGAAGTTCTCCACGACGCAGCGGTATATCCATCCCGACATGCAGAGTGCCCACAACGCTATCAACGTCCTCGACAAAGGCGCTGAGTGACGCCGAGATCGCCCGTCAAAATTCCCCGCGTAGCTAACAAATTCAGGGGAATCCCGGTTTCAATATGGCCTGTAAAGTGCCGAAAAATGTATTCGCGTAGCTAACAAAATAGCCTACAGAATCCCGCAAACGCCTGAAAAATCAAGGGGTTTCTCGCCCCTGCTAAGGGAGTAGGTGTCTAAAAAGCACGCGAGGGTTCAAATCCCTCCTTCTGCGCCAAAGATACCGAAAATCGTTAAAAATAGCGATTTTCGGTATCTTTTTTGTTGTTTTCATTTTGTTTTTGGGCTTCCAGTTTGGTGTGAAAGTGCTAAAAAATTACAACGCGGCTCGGCACGTTTCATTGCGTAGCCTACATCGTAGCCTACAATTCTACAGCTCCCGGAGCTGCCGCATGACCGCGCTATAGGTGCGGGGCTGCATTACATGCAGGCTTTCCATGAGTTCATCCATGATTTTCCACACCGCGCCCGCATCTTTCCCGCTCACAGCTTTTAAGAAATCGCTGTCCGCAGCATCTATGTTGACCGCGTTCTGCGGCATGTGCATTCCAGCCGGGGCAGCTGCCCTCGAATAGAGCCGCTCATAGCGCGGCTCTATTCTTTCGTTGGATTTCTCCATCTCAGCGCTGATTATGTACAGGTCGGCGAGCTTGGCATAGTTCGGGTAGCTCGATTCCTCATACTCGAGGCGGGCTATCTCCTTGCGAATCTCCTGCTTGTCGAGCATAAGGTCTCCCTCCCGTCAGCTGTCGAGCTCGTTCATGCAGCGGCGGATAGCCTCGCGAGTGCGATCATCGTCGGCGTCCCGCATCATATCCTCCATTTGCGAACGCATGCGCTCGCGAGCGTCAGTGCGGCTGTAGTGGCCACGCACATAGTGCTGCCCACGATGGGCGTAGCTGCTGCCGCGTCCGTAACGGCCGCGCATATCCGCTTCCCATTCGCCCGCGCGGCTATAGCCTCCGTCCTCTTCGTACATCTCTATCTTGTAGATGTTCTTCATGGTGTCGGTCAGCTTATGGACGATATCCAGATCACCCGCTCCGAGCTCGGGTTTCTTTGCGATTTCATCAAGCTCACGGCAGAGCTTCTCGCAAATATCTTCAAGTGCTCTTGTGCTCATGATTTACTCCTT